AATGCCAAAGCATGCAAATATTCACCATGACCATGTTGATGGTTGGTTGTAAATTCTTTTCTTACCCAGCATTTAAACTGCGGGATATTTGATATTAAATACGCCACCTTATTTAATTCAAAAAGTTTTAAACTTTGCCGCCTTTAGCTTTGTATTTTGTTCCTTTGACAGCTCCGCCTAATCTCATTTTTACAGATGCAGGCATATTACCCATACCAGGGTTTGCTTTCATTTCACTCATTAAAGCAGCACCGCCTTTAGCCATATACTTAGTGCCTTTCATAGCACCGCCGCCTGCTTTATATTTAGTTCCTTTCATTTTTAACTCCTTCCAAACAATCCCATGTTTGAACTTTTTGATATCTTACCACCTTTTGCGGCAAAAGTTTTAACGTTTGTTGGTTTACCACCAACGCCTTGTTTTTTAGCTCGCTTACGTCGAACTGCTGATTTCTTTTGTGATTCTGTCATGCTAGCAGCTTTAGCAGCTGGCACACATTTTGGGTATTTACGTTTAGATCCTTGGGTTTTAGATCTTCCGCATTTTTTATAGCCACCGCCTTTTTTCGGAGAACCAATATCAACCCAATCTTCTTTGAACCACTTAGTTAAACTCATTCTGGATACGGCCTATTTTGAATGTATACGATGTCTAATCCCGCAGATACTGCAAGATTTGCGTTTGAGCTACTAGCTATAGCTCTTACTTCTAAATCAGTTTTTTCTGCAAATTTTATTGGATGCCTAAACTCTTGATGAATGATGTCTTGTGATAAAGCGAATTTATCTTTAATGTTGAAAACGCCTCCTTCTGGCCTAGCTACTATAGATACAGTACCGAATTTGTTAGCCACCTCAGTATTCATACTAATGTCTATTTGGTATAAATAAGCTGTATAGCCTCTAGGGACTGTCCAAAAACACATAAGGGTTTGGTTATCACCAACGGCTATGGTTCCGTATTTATTAGCTGGTACACCAGAAGTTACTGTTCCTGTACCTGCATATATAACTCCAGCGTTTTGACCACCAGATCCTGCTGTGTCAACTATCATACGAAAGACACGCAAAAATGATTGTGTTGTATTTACCGCTGTCTGGCCATTAAGAGTAACTGACTCACTAATTTCATCGTAATTTGCATCAAGTCCACTAATCGTAATAGTCCTGGCACCTGTACCAGCTGAAGTATCGTCGGTTGAAGAACTAGATATTTTTAAAACCGAGGCTGCGGACAAATACGAGTACAAGCCTCCTTCTGCCCATATTGTTTCTAAAGAATCATCAATATCTGGATTAAAACCAAACTTAAATTGTGTTTCGTGAAAGGCTACTTGACCTCTTGCTACTTGAAGATGAAAAGGCTCACTTGTACCTACGCGAGATATTGAGGATACTTCTCTTGACATTAGCTTCTAGGGACTCTGGTCTTTTTGCGTTTGCTTTGCATCATAGCGCCACAACCTCTGCCCTGGACCATCATAACTTCACCACCGTTACGCATGAAACCCATTTTGTTTCTTACTTTTTTCGGTAGTTTTTTTAAGCCTTTGTTATCTGTTGGTATTGGTTTTAATTTACTCATTTCTCCACCTTCGGCAGCTTTTTTGGCACCTTTGTAGCCACCACCTCGTTTTTTATATGTTTTTACTAACCAGGCGTTTGCATAGGCACTTGGGTAAACATCAAATTTACGTTTTGCCTCAGACTTTACTCTGCTATATAAAGCAGGATTGGTTACATTGCTTGGTGTTGTAGATTTCTTTTTTGCCATTTAACACTTCCATCGTCTTCTTGCTTGCCTAATTCTTGAATTAGGATCGTTTCTGGTTTTTGCTGAACTCTTTTTTAATTGTCCTAAAGATCTTGCGCAATAAGATTTACGTCTTTTTGCTGCTTTAGATCCTTTTTTTACTTTACCTGTTACAGCTGTTTTTAGCTTAGATCCTGGATTAGCTTTTCTATAGGCTTTTACACCTTTTCGTGTCATTCCAGCACCTTTTTTGGTCGGCCTAAAATTACCGCCCTTACCAGTGGTTCTGGCTATCGGTTTTGATTTTTTTCTTTTTGTTACTGCCATATTTAAAAAAGGCGGCCTTTTGACCGCCTAGTGTGTTTATGAGTAGTTTTTAGTTAAAACCAAAATAATCGAATAAGCATCGCCATTGGTATGTCCTACAGTAGTAAAGTCTATATCACCTGTTACACCAGATCCTGCATTGTTAGGAATACCGCTGAATAAATCATAGTATTCGTCACCCGTGCTATCTGCTGGTAAAGGTATTGCTAACACATTGGCTGTAGCGTCAAACTCTATGTCAACGCCCATGCCTCTACAGGCCCAATATATTCTTGATATAGATACAGAACTGCAAGATCTTCCTCTGCTATCTTTGGTTAATGCAGAAACATCAACCTTTTTAACCGAAGCCTCGCCTGTGCCATCACTTTCGTTGGTAAATTTAAGTATTGCTACCCTTTCACCATCCTGGATAGTTTGACTCGTTACTGTATCAGCCATTATCTACTCCTATAGTTCAGTGTTTGCTGTACGTTCTTTCATTGCACCGACATAATCGATGGTCATAGTTTTTGCTACAGCTTCACCATTTTGCACGCCAAAAGATACAGTTAATTCTTCATCATCTGGAGCGTTAGTGTTTACAACTGTACCAGCAAGAACGTTGTCCTGGAACACATGAAACTTTTGATCTTTAGGATCAAAAACAAAACCTAAAGTCATAAAAGTGTCGTCTGCTAAAGCGTTTGGTAAAGTCAGCGTAGATTGTGTGCTGTCTTTTTCAACGATAAAGCTAATAGATGTGCCACCGTCTTCTTTTAAAAAGAAAATACCGTCAGTTACATCTAATGGTGTTGTATCAGTTAATTGTAAACCAGCAACAATATCAGTCTGAGTTGCATCACTGGTTTTAAATCTAATGTTAAAAGCCAACTGCTTACCAGCCTCATACTTATAACCTTCTTTTACAAGTTGGAAAAAGTCATGGTCGTTATCGCCAGCTGCGTTGGTTACTAATAGTAAACCACCATCGCCATCTGCTAATGCTTCTGTTGCTGATCCTGTTCCAGCTTCTGTTGTTGTGATTGTCCAATCGGACGCTAAATAAGTATCAAAATCATTAAAATATGAATGATACTTGTGTGGTGCGGGAGCTTTTAATTTACCTAATGTTCCGTCTCCAGAAACATTGGTAACACCCGAAGTAAAATGCGTAGTCATAATCAGCCTCCTATAAATTAGCCATTGCGGACACCATGCCCGCAACAATTAGTTCTACAAGATTGATAATACTATTTGGCTGTTATTTACGCAACTAGGAACCTAGTTAGATCTTGCAGCTGCGCAATAGTGTCAGCTGCATTTTTGTGGAGAATACCTATACCACCTGCATCGGTCCAGGCTTTGATATTCCTTGGTCTATCGTCTATCAGTATAGAACCAGGTTTAGCATAGGCTGCTTTTTGCTCACCTTTGAATGTACAGGTGATAACGACTCCTGGATCTACATGTTCTCTGATCCAGGCGGTTTTGTCTTGTGCTACTTTTTTTCTGTTCAGCTCGCCAGTACAAGTTAGGATCTCCCAGTAAATACCCGTATCTTTAATGCCGTCAATCAGATCTTGCATATCAGTCATAGGCGGCAAATCTTTGAATAGGCCTTTGTTACTAAGAGCAATCTTATTGTCGTCATACAAGTTGTCAGTCAAAGGGCCATTCAAATACTTTGGCCCTTGAACGCCCTGGACGAAGTCAGCTAAGACTCCGTCCATGTCAACAAATATTCTATTTATTGGTATCATTATTGTCCTTATTTAATTGATTTAAGAAATCTAACATTTTTATAGTCTCATCAAGCAAACCTTTGTGTTGTGAATGTTTGCCTAGAAAAGCAACTGCTTTTAAATGATTTGGTTTGTTTTTTACTTTTACTATTACTTTTTCCATTATTTATAACTCCTTTTAATAATGCGCTGGACTTGCCGTGTTGTTCCAGTCAAGTTCACCAGGATCTTCGTTCTCCCAATCCTTGTATGTTTCTAACAATTTTTCGTTTAGTGTGTGGTAGTTGGCATCTTCCAGAGCTGAGTGCATTGTTTCCATAATGTCTGCACCATCCCATTTCAAATACTTGGCCACAATAATTCCAAGAGCATCTGCGTCAGTTACTCTTGGATCATTTGAATCAACGTATGCTGTTTGTCTTACCAACTTAATAACCTTTGGCATTAAGTCTTTTATCACATCATCACTTGATTTATATTCCATTATGCTGCCTCCCTTGCATCGTTGTAATATTCTTGTAAAGTCTTTTCTGGCTCCCACCAAGTATCTCTTTCAATCTTCAAACCAAAAGGTAAATCAAGATTTTCTATTTCACTTAGGCTTACATAACCCAGCTCTGGATAACCAAACCCAAGATCACAAAGGCCATACATAGTGTCTTCATCTTCTGCAATCGCTGCTATCAACCAAGTCTGAGCTCCCACTGGATTAAATAATTTTAACACTGGTTTTATATCATTACCTGTCATAGTAACAGGCACAGGTCTTGCTCCAGCTCTTTTGAGCTTATTCATAATTTCTTTAGTTATTAATTTCATTAATCTAACCCTCCTTCTTTTATCATTTTTAAAAGATCTTGTTTCTTTTCTTCCATGAAGATCTCACCACATGGTTCGCAAAGAACTTTGTCGTAACAGAACTGGATTTTATTGTTACCTCCAGCTGCGTCACCACCACATTTTTCACATACTTTGCCATCATTGGTGCATGCTGCATCAATAATGTCATCACTACTTATTACATAATTAGCCATTTTTGCCTCCGTTTTTTTGATTAATTACAATTCCCACATAGTTAATATACTAAATATTGCAACTTTGTGCAACTATTTATACATATTATTTTAATTAATTTATGGCAAAAAAAAGGGCCAATTAAGGCCCTTTAAATTGTAATACTGAGTAATAAAGTGTATTACGACTTCAAACTATGCACCTTGAGATCCGTAGATTCCTCTCCAATCAGAGAAACCGAATGAATATCTCTCTCTCGCTTTATATCTGATATTGCCAGTAGAAAAGTCTGGTTCCATAGAAGTCTCCATTGGAGATCTTTGGAACATTTTTAGACCTTCGCCTGCACTATTTACAGATGTAAGGATAAAGAAAGCATCTGGATCAGTAAGATAATGGTTGACGCTATAGCCACCAGGTAAAACCCCAGTGTTTTTAATTGCGTTAAGGTCATTATCAGCTGTACCAGATCTTTGCTGAGAGTTTAAGATTCTGTCAGCTACAAACACTAACTGTGGTGGTACCACAAGTTTGTCAGCTTGGACAGAAATAGTTAAACCTCTATCATCCGTGAAAGTTGAAATATCAATCAATGCGTCTTCTAATGAAGCCTCATTTAAGTCAGCCATAGTAGTAGCTCTGTTCGCAGCTG